GCCACCCGTTATCATTTTATTTGCTTGGTACCAGGATCGACGGCTGGTAGAGAATTCGTGATGGCTGGCATGCCGTGTGTCCCGTCTTTCCTGGCCAGCGTGACTGACATTGGATACGTTCTTTCCAGCAGCCAATCAGATATTAGTACTAGTAATTGCTTCAGCCCTCGTATTTCAGGCACCTTAAACGCTAACCCCACCTCCAATATTCAGTGCATCTATAATGCAAGCCTACTTGCTGTGGGCAATAATTCCAGCGCCGGGATCGGTTTTCTGGATTGGGTTCTGTCTATTCCTCTCACGGTAGGTCAGAAAGCGTACCGATGGGCGAACGATGATCTCAATTCATGTGATGTCCTGATGCAGTGGGGTTTGACGGGGAGCACCGACGAAGGTAAAATTAAAGGCCAATTGTTCGATATTATATGGATTGGAGACGCCTTTGCAGCCGATGCTACCGACACATTCAACGGGCATGATTGGTATAATCTCACCAGTAACAACACGGGAAGCCCTCGGGGTGGCTTTTGGGTAGCTATTTCATAGGGATCTGTAGATGAGCGCTCTGCCCAATGCAGTTTACACCACCGCAGCAATGGCAACTTCTGGTAAGACAGTTGCTTTAGTCTCATCCGGAAATTCATTTGGTAATTATACTGAACCAAGAAACATAATAACTTTTACTAGTGTCTTAGCGGCAGTTACAATGTCGCTATTTGGATCTAGTAATCTGCCAACAGCGGCTTATAGTGCTGCTTCAATGGCAACAGCCGGCAAAACTGTTGTTTTAGCTTCATCTGGTAATTTATTTGGAAATTATGTTAGACTTCATAGTGTTGTAATCCCTACCGGCTCATCTTCTCCAATTACATATTCTATTTCTGATACTCTCTCTCTTTCTGATTCTCTTTCTCTTTCCGCTAGTATTGCAGTTGAGTCAATTTCAGATACAATTTCTCTATCGGATGCACTCAGCATTTTAAATTCACTTAACGCCCCTTCCTCTGACTCTCTTTCTCTTTCTGATGCAATTGATTCTTTAAATACTTACTTAAACCAACCTTCTGATACAATTTCTCTCTCAGACTCTGTTGGTATTTCTCAACCATTATCTGTTTTATTATCTGATACTTTAACAATTTTTGATACTCTTTCTCTTTCATTAGCAGCCGCGCTGGCAGTTTCAGATGCTCTGCAAATTTCAGATGCTCTTATAACTTCCTGTTCTGTTGGCTCTATACTAGCAGAAACCCTAATTTTTTCTGATTCCTTCTCTCAACTTCTTACTTATGCAATCACTTTTTCAGATGTGATTACACTTTCAGATGCAACGACTGTTCAAATTGCTATTCCAATCAGAATTCCAATTTGGCATTTTCAACAGGGTATGAGTGGGGTTTTAAGTGGCCGTTAAAGGACAAATTCTAATAGGTATTTGTTATTTTGCATTGGATGGTGGACACAATATTGGGCAAACTGGAGATGGGCCCAATCATACGCTTAAATTAATTCGAGATGGCGTAGAGGGTGGAGTTACAAATTTAGTGAATGAAGTAGATTCGGTTGGTTGCCCTGGATTGTATAGTGTGAATTTGACAGCCGCTGAGATGAATGCAGACTTTATTGTATTGCAGGGAAAATCCAGCACTGCTGGTGTAAGTATAGTACCTGTGGGGATTGCAACAAGTGCCGGTTAGAAATCAAAATTTATCGGGTTTATGCTACATTGCTTGGGACACCACGCTTAATAGCGGAAAGTTGGGTGACGCTGCAAATCACACACTCCGTCTGATTCTGGATGGTGTTGAAACACAGCCTTCTCAACAACCGCAAGAAGTGGATGCAACAAATTGTCCCGGCCTTTACAAATTAAGTTTAGCCGCTTTCGAAATGGATGCAGCTGTTGTTGTGCTGCATGGAACTTCTTCCACAAATTCTGTAATAATAATTCCTGTTCAATTAACCACATCTGTCGTAGCTTCCCTCACAGCGGCTCAATTTAATGTTGGAACTCAAATTTGGACTGACCAACAACTCGCACTTTGGGCGTCTGATGCACTTGCAGATATTGCAGTGAATGTACCCTGTATTTTTGCAAGAGAATGTATCCCGATTACACAAGGGAGAAGTGTTTACACTCTCCCAGAGTATGTACGAACTTTACGCAGAGTTACTTGGAGAGGCAAAAGCCTTGAACCTGCAAGTTGGGAAGAACTTCAAATGCTCACACCAGGAACTGTTTTTTTGGCTCCTGGTTCTTCAGCTAACATTGAGACTTCAGTAAGTAGGCCATTATTCTATGCGATGCACCCTACAAATCCTTATGATATTCGATTACACCCATGTCCTAACGAATCTTTCACAGTTTCCGGTGAACCTGATCCATATTCCCCAACACCAAATTCCCCCTCATGTATTATCGACTACTGGCGCGAACCGGACACTACAGGGACTAATCCGGTAATTTCACTCCCACCTTACATTTCTCGTCGCACTCAAAAAGCTTATGTTATGTCGGCGGCATTTGCGGCTGAAGGTAAAGGCCAAGATGGGGATGCTAGCAGTTACTATAGTAAAAAGTATCAATTTCTTCTCTCCCAATTTCGTTCTATAAATGAGGGATGCTTTATAAGTAAAAAATACTCTCTTGGTGATGGTATGTTGGACCCGCAAAACTATCGGTACCCACGACCAATGTTAGGGCCAAATTTCGAACGAACGATTTTTTAAGGAATAAAAACAATGCAAACGGAACAGACGGATCTGAAAGGCGTGATTCAACTACGCGGTTCTTTGAGAATTGCTCTCCGAGATTTGGAGGGAAAGATTCTCGAAGAGCGACTTATCAATAATTTAGTAGTTACTCAAGGCCGTAGCTGGGTACTTGGCCAATTACAAAGTGTAAATCAACAGACTGCTCAGGTAATTGGTTGGCTTGCAATTGGAACAGCTTCAGCCGCTCCATCTACGGCCGATACTTTACTTGGTTCTGAAGTAACCCGAATTGCAATTGGAACTTGGGTAACTTCTACACTCGCAGCAAATCCCCCCAATTGGCAGGCCCAGGCTTCATTCGCATCGAATGTTGGCAACACCACATTGGCTGAAGTTGGTCTTTTCAACGTGTCCGCTGCAAACTCTGCCACAATGTTGGGTCACGCTACCTTTACTTCTTTCTCGAAAACTACTTCCAACACACTTACGATCTCTTATACAATTTCTGGATAAGGGATGTGTATGAATGAATCAAACCATATTAAATGCAATCATAGGCACAGCCTGTGCCCTTGGTGGAACACTACTTACGCTTTATGTCAAAGATAAAGCAAGAGAAATGGTTAAGGAGGAATTAACATCTCACATTGGTGGATTATTTGCTGAATTCAAAGTTGATCTTCTGAACGTTCTGGATAAAACTTATAGAAGATCAGGAGAGTGTAATATAATGTATGAAGGTATTCATGATAGAATTGATATAAATGAAAAAAGATTAGATCATATGGATGAGACTGTTAGGGATCTACAGAATAGTCTCAGAAATGTTGCAAGTAGAACAATACATATCAATACAACAAAGGAACTTGAATGACAGAAGTAAAACATAACATTGGTCCAACTCTGATGATCGCAATTCCTACTCTTGGACGTCCAGTCCCTCTGCAATGGGCACTTAATTTTAAGAGTATGTCTCCTCCTATAAATTTTAATTGTGATTTCAATATCGTAATGGGGAAAGAAATTGGATACGCAAGAAATGCACTCGCAAAAGCCGCTCAAGAAAGAAAATGTAAGTATCTTTTCTTTCTTGGTGATGATGTGGTTGCTCCTCCACATACTCTCCGCCAGCTTATCTACCGGATGGAAAATATGCCAAATGTGGATGTAGTTGGTGGTGTGTACTGTGCTAAAGCGGATCCGCCGGCACCTCTTGTTTTTGCTGGGAATGGGATTGGAAGTTACTGGGATTGGAAAATAGGTGAATTCTTTCCAGTTACTGGTTTGGGGATGGATTGCACACTTATTCGGACCTCTTTATTTGAAAAGATTCCAGAGCCGTGGTTCAAAACTGTGGATGACGACAAATTCATAGATGGGGTCGCGGCTGCAGAAGCTTGGACTGAAGATCTTTGGTT